ATTCCTAGTCTGTTCAAACTTAGTAACCCTTAAAATAGCAAAAGGAAAGAGGTCTTTCTCGCTCTTTCCTTCTTCTCTATCTTCATGATTAATTTCTGGCAATAATCCATGATATACTGTAACTTTTTTATCTTTCAATTTCTCTACCAAGAAGTCAAATATTAGCTTCTCTACTTCAATTATCATATCCCTATCACCCTATTTATCTCGTGTTCTAATCTCATTCTGAATTTTTCATCTGCATAGCCTTGTAAATATTCTAGTATTGATAAATTACCAAGCATTTGCGGTGCTGAAACTGACATTAGTCTTTTAATAGTTTCTCTTTTTCTACCATTTTTTGTAATAAATTTACCAGTTCTTTCAAAAGCTCCTAGATGCCCGCTCTTATATGCTATAAATGCGTTAGGTAATGATTTATACCCTCCTTTTTTTACAGCAGCTTGAACTATCTTTCCTTTTGCTCTAGTCTTGGGATTTAGCTTGAAATGGTCTAACCCTATAACTCTACCACTACTTATGATAGATCCAGTTAAATTACTTTTATTAGTTTTAAAGATATTGACACTACTAAGCAATTTAGTTTTTTGAGCAAAATAAGACTCCGTTGTCTTTCTGATTTGCTCAGTCTTTACCATTTCAAGTGACCGATTAATAGCTCTTGATATGCACCCAGGTAACTCACTCTCATATTTTCCAAGAGTATTGATAACTTCATTTATTCCAGTAGCTTCAACTTTAACTCCTATCATTTTTCATCATACCTCGTTAAGTCTATTTCCAATAAACCCATGTCTTCCTTAGCTTCTTCTACTAAATATCTAACACCATCTACTAAGATTTTTTCTCCAGAGTGAGGCGGGTATTTAAAGAAAGATTTTTCTATAAATAGAGTCATTCCTTCAATAAATAACCCCTCATTCTCTAAAGATCTAGTTCTGTTTCTCTGCTTGTTCTGAAATCTCTCTTCATCGATAACACAGACAGTTTCCTTTTTTCCTATAGTATGTGTGTCTCCAAACTCTTCCAAGTTTAGAAAAACATCTGCTATATCGCTAGCTACTTCTTCTTTAAATCCCATAATTAAGCCTTTTTAGATTTTTTTGAATTTTTGTTAGTTTCTTCAACTTCTGTGTTTTCTTCAGCAGTTTCTTCTGTAGTTTCTTCAACTTCTTCAAAATTTTCAGTTTCTACTACTTCTTCAGCTTCTACAAGTTCTAGGGATTTAACTCTTTCTATGATATCTGATTCTAAGATATCCACTACTTCACCAGGATTATAGACTATTCCGCAGTAAATCAGTGATTGTTTAACTTTTAATTTCATGCTACCCCTCCTTATTTAACTTTTAAAACTTTTATAGCATCTATATCAAATGGAACAGGTAAAGGTCTTGATTCTGTTCTTACTTCAAGAGTATTAATTTTTGTATCTTCATCTTCAAAAGGTACTCTTTCTGCAACTATTATCCCTTTAGCTATATCTGCTGCTGGTCCATAGTGTAAAGTATTATTAGATGGAGCAAATAATACTCTTCCTTCTGGAATCATTTTCACTGTATCATATGTTTTTCCATCAGTTTTTAGCACTGAATGTTGAGTTTGATATGAGTAGATAGGTATATTGTAAGGAGCTAAAGTTCCAATATATATAGCTCCACTTGCTAATTCTTTAGGATCTATTTGCCCAAAATTAGCATTTTTAATATCTAGTAATTTAGCTATTTTTTCATTTTGAGTGAATAGTCTTGCTGCAACGGGATCCATAACTATATGCTCAATTCTTTGCCCTGTAGTTTCACCTATTAAAGTTATTACAGATTCTATGTCTCCTGAAATATCTGCATTTGGTTGAGTCCATAATATAGTAGGAGTAATTTCTTGAGGTGTTCCGTACTCTATTTTATCTTCAACACCTTCTCCTTTTACTACTATTGAACCTTTGAACATTAAGTCAATACACATTAACTCTTCTCTTCTTGAGATTTGTTCTTCAAAGTCTGCGAAAGCTTCTCCAATTAATTTAGCTTTTTTCTCTTCTGGAGATATTCCACCATAGATAGTTTCTCCAGCTGATTTAGCAAAATAAATTTCTTGTGCAGAGAATGTTTTCTTTGGAGCTACCTTTGGAGCACTGTAGTATTTAGATGCATAACTTCTTTTTACTACTTCTGTTCCTGGTATTAATTCAGATACGAAAGGAGCTACTAATTGTCTTCCCTTTCTATACTCAATTTCCCATTTTGGGTATTCATGAGTTTCATGTTTTGAGAAAAACATATCTCTAATAAATGTCTTTGGTTTTATAACTGACTGGTCATATAGTCCTAAAAATTCTAATAATACTGCCATTAATATCTACCTCCTAATTCTTTTACTATTACTCCTTTTTCTCTAGCTTTTTTGATAAAGTCTGCTTTTACTGTTGCTGCTTTTAATTCAAGTCCTTCGAAAATAACTTCCCCAAACACTACAACTGTAGTTTTAGTCTTAGCTGTAGTTCCATCAGCTGTTTCTAAAACTATTCCAAATAAATCTGTTCCATCAGATAATTCTGCACTTGCATTTACTGCTTGCCCTCTCTTAACTGATTTCCCTTGTGGTACTTCTAATTCCATAACTTTGTGACCTGTACCACTCAATAATTGGTCTACTCCGTACTCATTACCTTTTTCTATAAAGCTCATTTTGTACCTCCTGTTTTTTTATTCATATACTTTAAAATATTACATACTGGTATTCCTGCAACACTTCCTGAACCCTCTTCAGCTCTCGGTGCTACAGGAACAGGTGTTGCTTGACTCTCTTCTTGTATGTTTTTAAGAGTCTCTTTATTCTTTTCTTTTTTGATATTTAATATTTTTAATGCTAAGTTTGCAGCATCAACGGGTTCTTTGAATTTAGCTGTATTTACAACATCATCAAATCCTGCTATTTCAAGATTTTCAATTGCTTCAATTCTGTTTCTTTCCCCTTGTATTGCAGAATTAACTATGTTTTCATACAATTCTGGGTAATCTGCTTTGAATTTCTCTACAGTCATTTCTTCTGAGTTTGTGACTGTATTTTGAGTTGGCTCTGGAGTATGCTCTGTTGCAGGTTCAGTAGGTTTAGAACCTGGGAAATTCTTAAATTTTGAAATGTCAAATGCTAAACTATTTACAATTAGCAAATTATTGACATTCTGTAGATTTTCTACTTCATCTACTATCTCATCAATAAATCCATACTCTTTAGCTTCTTCAGCATTAAACCATTTCTCTTCGTCCATAAGTGCAGATAGTTCTTCTTTCGTTTTGCCTTTAGCTTTAGCTAAGTAAGTTTCTAAGATACTATCTTTAACCTTATCCAAAAGAATTCCTGTTTTTTCTAGCTCTTGCTTATTTCCATAAGCCCATGTTAACGGATTATGTATCATAAACATAGCATTTTTTGGCATTTTTACAACATCGCAAGCACTAGTTACAATTGTTGCTGCACTCGCTGCAAGACCATCTATGAAAGCTGTAACTTTAGCCTTGTGATTTTTTAAAGTGTTTGCTATTGCCACCGCAGCAAATACACTTCCACCAGGTGAGTTAATATGTACATTTATATTTTCTACATCACCTAAATTTCCGATTTCTTCTTTAATTGTTTTGTCACAAACGTCATCCCAAAACTCATCAGAACCAATAGTCCCATACATTACAATATCGGCACTTTTAGCTTCGTCATTCTTCATTATGTTCCAAAACTTCTTTGTCATTTTCGGCATTGTTAATCATCACTCCTTTTTCTTCTAATAATTTGTTTTCCTTTGCTAAGATTCTTACATTTTGCTCAAAATCACCGCCGTTAAGCTCGACAGTTTCTTTTGTTCTAGTAGAGAATCCTTGTTGAACTCTTAAAGTACTTGCTTTAACTTCTTTAAGTGGATCAAGTTGTCCTTGACTTGGTCCATTCCATTGAGCTCCACACCAAGCTTTTGTTAGCAATGGATCTTCTCCATAGTTCTTCATGTCTACTCTACCTAGCAAATATGCTTCTCTTAACCACTCTTCATAAACTACTTGTGTAAAATTGCTAGAGAACCAATCTCTTCTCTTTCTAAACATTTTCCAAGCTTCCAATAAAGCAGCTCTACTTGCTGAATAGCTAGCAGTAAAATGCTTAATTAGTAACTCGTAAGGAACTTCTAAAGCAGCTCCTATTTGTCTTAAAATTGAAGTAACAAAAGGATCGAACTGTGCATTTGGTCTACCTGGATTAGTAGCAACAACCTTTTCTCCAGGATTAAGCCCCTGCACTAGTCCTGGTGTTAGTTCTATCGTTTCTTCGTTAGAACTATCAATCTGTTCTGTTTCGTCTAAAACTTCATGATCTGCAATATTAGCTCCCTGAGCATTATCCTTATCACTCTCAATAAAAATCGCATACATTCCACTTACAACCGCTGCCATAAGTTCTGCGTCAGTATATCTATCTAGTTGCTTCAGTGCTTCAATTACTGGAGATAAAATAGGTATACCTCTGACTTGCTCAGGTCTTTCAGCTAGCATTATGTGTAAAATGTTTAGCTGCTCTTGTTTTCCGTAAACAGAAATAAAGTCAGTTTCTACATTTCCTGATACATCAAGTGGGTGTTTTCTTGCAACATAATATCCAGAAATTCTATTGTTGTTATCGATTTTCACTCCATCAACGATAGTTTCATCATTTTGTAATAAAGAAGGTGTCATAACTCTATCGGGCTCAATTATTTGTAGCTTTAAGCTGTATGGATTCTTTGGTGTTTCAAAATAGTTAAATTTTACAAAACATTCACCATTCAAGAGAATAGTTAAGAATACTAAGTCTTGGATTTGGTCAAAATTAAGAACTCCCATCTGCTCAATCTTGTCGTCTGCCCAGAGTTTGAATTCTTTTTCAATAGTAGTTTCAATTGCTTCGGCTTCTTCTTCACTAATCCCTAAAGTTTCATAGTCAATTGCTGATTTTAGCTTTAATCCACTACCGATAACGTTAGAATTAATGGTTTTCATAACTCCTTGAGCAACTGGAGCTCCCATGTATAAGTCTCTTGACCTTTCAACTAACTTTTTTCTGTTCTTGTAGATGTCTTTTTTGACCCCTCCACCAGTTGAAACCCACCCTTTCATGGAACTTTTTGTAGTAGATGCTCCATGATTTGAATATCCCGTATTCAAAATCTCAATTTTCTTTCTAGCAACTTCTCTTTCAAGAGCCCTTTTTGGATTAAAAAAAGCAATAGCTTTGTCTAATAAATTCATTTTTCACCTCCTTTTGCAATAAAAAAAGAAGTTTAAAACCTATAAATCCCTAGGTATTGCCCTTCTTCCTAATTTTTTCCTACCATTATTGTTTAATTTATCAAGTTCACCCTCCCAGAAGGCTCTTCCTTTTCTAATTTCAGATAAATCTTCTCTTACAAGCTCTCTTGTTCCGATTTTATAACTTTTTCCAGTTAACACAGCTATTTCTGCCTTTCTATAGGTTTCAATCATCTGTGAGCACTCTTCTTTTGTATAACTCATCTATAAACTCACCCCTTTCGATAAAACTCTTCTTTTTGTTACTTTTGTAGTCTTTTTTGTAGCTTCCACTGTATATTTTTTACTTAAATTTGGATTTGCTATTTTTAATGCTGCATAAGCATAGTTCCTCAAATCTAGAGGTTCATTTCTCTTAGTTCCAATAACTTTCCAGATAGTTTTTTTAACTCCTTTTTCCCAAACAGTAGTCTTAACTTCAGATGTTAATCCTTTGAAATATGCTTCATCATAGCCCCTGTCTACGTTATTTGGAAAGTGCATATACATAGATCCTGGTTCTTCAATTTTTAGTCTAGCAAGTATTGTTTCCTTACCTGTGTTAACTCCCAGAGTAAACAGTGATATTTGCATTCTGTTAGTTCTAGATGGCTTGGATACAAAAGCTACTCCATCTCCACCTTTACCCTTAATACCGAATACTCTTCTAAACTCTCTAGGTTTGATGTATTGATATGCTTCTTGTGTATAGTGCCCTCCTGTGTCTATACAGGTACAAAGAATTCTTATTTTTTCACCATCTGCATACTCAAACTCTGTTTCCAGGAATCTATCCAGTTGCTCCCAAACATCATTTTGACCAGGTGAGCCTATGAATTGTTTGTAGTAAATACCCCAAGACTCTTCCCCAAGTCCCCAACCTACAACTTCAATTTCTAATCTATCATCTTGAACATCGACTCCAGCAGTTAAAACTTGAACTTGGTCAGGTATTTCTGCAGTATACTCTTCTTTTCTCTTAGAAACATCTAAGAAATCTATCTTTTCTACTTTCTCTTCCCATGTTTGGCCAAGACATGTATTCGTAAAAACCTTCATCATTTGCATATTACCTTTTGCAGCTTTAAACTTTTTTATAATTTCTGGCCATGTTGAAAATGGACTATATAACTCTGAAATATGAAAACCTCTTACACTCCAATCATCTACTTCTTCCTGCGGTTGCCATATCCCGTGAATCATATTTCTTTTCCATTCATGCTCACTTGAAATTTCTAAACAGTCAGAACATTTATGCCCAACAGGTTCAAAGATTATGTTTCTCCATTCCAGTTTTTGAAATGAGCCACATTTTGGACATGGTATATAAAATTCTTCCTTTGTCGAGTTCTCATACTCTTTCTCAACTCTTGAATCTCCTTTGATGGTTGGTGTACTAGTTATAACGATTTTCTTATTCCAGAAAGTTTTTGTTCTTTCTATTGCTAGATTCAAAGGGTCTCCTTCTCCTCCAACATCACTTTTGAATCTATCTACCTCATCAGCAAGTAGGATTCTAAGAGGTCTACTTGACAACTCTGCTGCTGAATTACTTCCTACCAATGTAATATATCCACCAACGAATTCTTTTTGTAGTTTGGTATCTCTTCCATCAACTTTGTTTAGAATTTTGTTTTTAAGTTGCGGTGTACTCTGGATCATGTCATCTAGTCTTGTACTAGAAAAATCTTCTGCTAAATCTTTCGTTGGCAAAAGGTACATGATAGGAGCAGGATCATAGTCAGCATAATACCCAAATACGTTCAATAAAATTTCTGTCTTAGATAGCTGAGCTCCATACATCATCACTATTTTAGTTGTCTTTTTATCTGAAATAGCTTTCATAACTTCCCGTTGGAATGGCACTCTATCAGTTTTCCATCTTCCTGGTTCTGCAGATGTTTTAGAACTTAAAATTCTGTAAGTATCTGCCCAAGTGTCTATAGTTAACTTAGGTGGTGGCTTCAGAGTTTGAAATATTTCACTAAATAAATCAATTGTTTTTCTTAGGTTTTGATTTTCTGATGCCTCCTTTTCCTTTACTTTTTTCATCTTCTACCTCTTCATTTTCAATTATTATATTTTTATTTTTAAATAATTCAGGAGTATAATCACTTAACTCCAGCAAAACATCTTCTATAGAACTCAAAACTATATCCTGAATATCTCCTAAATTATCGCAGCCCACCACCAAGGGTGCTATTTTGTTAGGCACAGCTAACAATTTCCCCTTTAAATTTGTGAGCATAGTAGTCATAACTTTTCTAACTATATCTGCAGAATGCAATTCATTTTTCAATTCTGATATTTTTATAGCTTTCAATTCTATATCTTTAGCTATTTTTTCTGTTTCTTTTTTGAGTTTAACCTCTTTTAAATCTACATCTACTGAACTAGATTCTCTTAAAAATGCTATAAAACTTTTTATGCTTTCAGCCAATAAATATTTTCCTCTAGTTCCGCTTTTCTTAACAATTTCATCCTTTGCAAGCATCCGAATATATCTGTCTGTAACTCCAAATAATTCTGCAAGTTCAGGACTACTGACTAAATTATCCTTTGTGTTCATTTTTAACCCCTTTCGGAACGGAAATGTTTAAATTTTCAACCAATATTCAGATGAAGCTCGGGATTCGCGAGACCCGCTTGACTTTTTTATATTCTGAAAGAACCTATTTCACCAATTGCTGCTTGTTATATCCTTTCAATATGTTTTAATTTAGAACTCTTTAGATTTTTAAGTTTTTAATTTGGCGGAGAGTATAGGACTCGAACCTATATGCCTATTAAGACAACTGCTTAGCAAGCAGTCCATTTACCATTAATGTAACTCTCCAATAAAAAAACTCTCGTAGAGGACGTATCCTATTCATTTAAGAATCACGAGAGTATTGATATCATATGGCAAAGGCTTTTTTAGAGTAGAGCCTCAATAACTACTACCAAAAATTAAGGAAGATTCTATGAATCCGTTAATCTCAATTTCTTCATGTTAACATACTAACACATTTTTTTTTACCTGACAATAACCCTATTTTTACCCTGTTTTTACCCTGTTTTTACCTTTGACTAAAATTCAATTAATCTTTGAGTTTTAAAATGTATCTCCAAAGCCCCTAGAATTCTGTTTCTCATGCTATAAGTACTCTTTAGTGAAATATTAAGTGCATCGGCTATTTCTTCATAAGTCTTTTTATCAAAATATTTCATCTGAATGAATGCATAATCTTTGTTATCTTTAACCATGTTCAAGCACTCATCTATCCTGAATATCATTTCTGAATATCGACTTATGTTGTTGTATATTCTTTGCTTCAACTCTTCTAATTGCTCGTACTCGCTTTTTATCTCATACCCATTCCCACCTTGCCCTCCAACCCCACAGCATTTTTTAAGTTGTGGATTGGCTAGACGTTCACCCTCGTCTTTTATCCTTTTCTTGTACTTCGTGTAGTTGATTAAGATATCTTCGATTTTTCTAAAAACAATCTTTTGCTCCTGTGTTGCCATATCTACATCACTCCTTTTATTTTAATTTTAAAAGTTTACTTACTCCAAAACCTGTATAGTTATTAGCCAAGTCGATAGTTTTTTCTAACAATTCAAAATCATTTTCAAACTTCTTTCTAACTTTTATAAAATTATCTATAATTTTATCTTGTCTTTCTATAAGCGGTATAGTTATTGGGATATGCTCAAAATCTAATCTAGATAATCTTTTAACTTTTTCTCCAACTGCTTTATCGTACACATATTGCCTTACAACATCTTTGTAATTTAAGTAAAATGTTATGTATTTTAGATTTACAGCATCTTTAAATTTTTCTTTTAAAGTTAGAATAGCTACATTCCCATTTATTGCCACTGGGATATCATCTTGATATAAAACGCATCTTCCAACATCTTCATAGTCAAAATCTTCTAGATTTACTAATATTTGCCCTTTGTTAATTTTGTCAGCTCTTTCATATGCCTCAATATTGATTTTTGTTATTCCTTCTACAAAACAATCATATTTTCTAGATATTTCTCCATAAAAAATAGCAGGTTCTCCATTTTCTGTTATATCTTTTTTTGTAAAAATATCTTTTTTAGACATAAATTTTATATTAAAAATATCTGAAATTACTACCGTTGTGCATCCGAAAACAAAGTTAGCAATTTTGATTGTTTCTCTAATAAAGTCATCTCGTTTTTGCATCTTTTCTTACTCCTAAATTTATTTTCATATTTTTCTACTATTGCTTTTAGCCTTCTAATATTTCCCATAAAGTCTATATTTGCATCACATTCTTTAATTAAGAATAAATCTAACTCTAAATTTTTTTCTACTCTACCTATCCATAAGTCCGATATTTGCCTATTTAGTGCATTTATGTCTATTTCTTCTACTTCTTTTTCTTCTCTTATTTGCTCCCAACGATACTCACTCGCATCTAGCTTCCAGTCATCTGAAATTATAATTTTATCTATCTTACAATCATATAATTCCCTATAAACATCATCTGTTGTCTTATTTTTGTCGACGACTAAGAATAAAACGTCTATAGAAGTATCGGTAAATGCGTTACTTATAACATTTAATTCTGCTAGTCTATTTCCAATTAATTCTCTAAACTTTTCTTCGGTTTTTCTGTACCCAACGCCTGGGAAAAGTATATAGAAGGCATATCTCTTCGTATATTCAAGAGATTTCAAAACGAATATATCGTCTACAACCCCTGATTTTTTCCAAGTAAATTGCTTTTGTATGTTCTTTTGCTCATGTTCTGTTAAATCTTTGAATTTTAGAGAAAATGGAGGATTCATTATTACACAATCTACTTCAAAATTTTCTCTTTCATATTCAAAAAAACTTTTAACCTCTAATTCTGTACTTTGAAAGTTTTGTCTAGCTGAATTAATCGAACTTTCCTGCACATCTACTCCATAAAGAATAGCTGGATTAACAAATTGCTCTAACTGCCCACTTCCTACTGCTCCGTCGAAAACAGTTGGATTTTCTAAGTTGACATATTGCTTAACCTTCTTAGCTACATATTTTCTTAGTTCAGTCCCTGTAATATATTCCGCTAATTTCTTGCTAACTTCTCTATTATTATGTTCTTTAAAACTCATAAGTTAACTCACCTCTTTAGCTATTTTTATGGACTAACTCAAATTCTTGAATTCCCCATTCCAAAACTTCTAAATCTATCCCTTTTTCTTTGTATATTGCTTTTGTGCTTCTTATAAACTCTAACTGTGCTTCTTCTAGTTCAGCATCTGTTAGTTCCTTTTTTCTAAAAATAGATTTTTTAATTGTTTTTTCTGTATTTTCTTCTTTTACTTTCAAATCTATTTGATATCTGTGCAGCATATTTAATCCCATTCCTTTCCAAGTTTAATTGTATTATCTATCATAAACTCATCACCGCTTGCTTTTGCTATTAACCTTTTTACCCACTCTAAAGCTTCTATTTTTCCTTCTGCTTTAGAGTATTCTTCTATGCTTTTAGTAACATTATTATCATAGTCTATTTCAAATTGTTTACTTTCAATTTTTTCAAATAATTCCGCTACATCTATCATTTTATCCCTCCTGTAGCTTTCATTTTATTTATTTTTTCATGTAAATTTGATAACACTTCTTGTTGTCTATTGCAATCTTCTATAACCTTTTTTAACTTTTCTTTGCAATTCTCTATCATCTTATCTAAATCTTTAGATGTATCTTCGATTAAGTCATCTGATTTTTTCTTATACTTCCCATTCTTATATGATTCTAATTTCTCAATATGTTTATCAAAATCCCGCTCTGTTAATCCACTAAGCAACAACAGATTTACTGTAGCAGTTATTAAGTCTAGTCCCTCAGCAACAAATTTATCTCTATCTTTTATATAACTAAAACTATCTTTTTTTACAACTTCATTTAATAGTTCCTGGTATTCTTCTTTTACTTTATTAAGTTGAGCTATTGGACTTGCATAAGCTATTGATTTATAGTTCGTTAGTTTATTTAAGTCAATTTTCATTTTCTCCATCCCATTCAGCTATACTTTTAATATCATCTCCATAATTACCACATTTTTCACATTCTACATTTGTTTCATAATCACTTTCTTCTAACCCTAGATGATATCCATCCTTAGCATATCCCCCATATTTTTCATATCCTCCTACAACTCTTTCTATAAATTCAGTTCCGCCACAATGTTTACATCTCCACATTTTTATCCTCCAAAGCTTCTATTTTTGTTTTTAGTTCTTGTAAGCATTTATCACATAAACTTATTATAGTTCCACTATTTCCACTATCTTGTCTTATTAATAAAAGATTACTTTCAATTTTACTACCACAACTATTACAAAAATTACCTAATTGTCTATAATTAATTTTTTCTTTTTCTTTGCTATTTTTATATATTACTTTAATCATCTTCTCCCTCCCAAGTTGCTATATCCCTTATATATTCGCCTTGATTATAGCAAATACAGCACATTACACTACTCTTAATATCATTAATATTTAATGTATTTTTTTTTACTATCTAAATCTCTATTAATAATTTTTCTCTCCATTTCAAATTTTGTACATCCACAAATTTTACATCTCCACATCTTCATCCTCCATTAGCCCTAAATATTCTTTCACAGAATTTCCTTGTTCTTCCCATTGTTTAGATAACTCTCCATTAGAGTTTGTTATTACTTCAACTATTTCGTCTTGATGTTCTATCATAAATTTATTTATAAAACTTAATATTATTTTATTCATCTCCTAAAATCTCTCCTGCTCTTACTTTACCCCAAAAATCTTTATACTCCTTAGATTCCAAAACTTGCTTAGCTTCGTCAGAAAATAAAAAATAATTCCCTAAATCATATCTTTCATTATCTAAATCATTTCCATAGTCCTGAGTTTTCTCAACTCTGGAATTATTTATATAAAAATATATTCCTTTAAATTTTCTCATTGGATCCCTCCTTGAAATAATAGCTAAAACTAAAGCAGTAAATAATTCTTTATCATCAGCATGCACCAGCTTCCTCCAGTCTCACAACACTATCATCAACTTCTTTCAACCACATAGTTTTAAAATCTTCAAATGTATTAACTACATCAGTTATCATAGATTTCAGAACTACTCCAATCATATTTCTTTTATGTGAATTGATAGTTCCAAGCATCATAATTACAAGAAACATAGTCCTAAGAAGTTCTAAATTATCTCCTGTTTCTTTATGCTCACAAGCAGTAAATACTTCATCTAAAATTTTAATAACATCTTTTTCAACACGATAATTAATCTGATTTTTAAATCTATCTATAATCTTATCTGATGCTTTTATAGTTCTAGTTAGTATAGCTTTGTAATATCTATTTAGAACCATACCCTCTTTATCCCAAAGTTCTCTATTGATTTTTAAGTACTTGTTTACAAGATAAATTAATGTAATACCTTGCATATCTCCATCTTTATAAGTAACTCTTATCTTTTTCATAAAAATCACTCCTTTAACAAATAACCCAAATATTCATAAGCCTTCTTATAATCTTCTATTCCGTTTTTCTTTCTGGCTCTCATTACATATTTGAGAATATTTCCAACACAAACAGCTTCTTTTC